TACGCTGCGCCCTCGGACTGGACGTGACAGGCAAGAAAGTAGGTTCAACTCCTACCGCGTCCACTAAATTACAACATAAATACGAACACAAATGGATAATAACTACAGAAACAGAATTGATGCACTATTAATTAGTACACTAGCAATGCAACGTTTAGATATACAAGATGCCTTTCGCAAACGTCACGGCAGTCTAATAGATAAACAATCTTATTTAATTGTTGAAGCTAAAATACGTGAGCATCGTACATGGCTTGCAATGAATAAAATAGTAGACAACCACTTTTCTAAAATAACTTTAAATTAAATTAATATGAACAACTATCAAAAACTAGCACAGCTACTCGACGTAGCGGAAATCAATGAAGAGTACAAAGGCGCACCCGATCTTGAAATCGGCTCGTGGCATACAGCTGACAACTACGAAGTACACGTTATAGCTAACGACCCACGCAATCTTGACTTTGAATATGACGTATATTATTACGAGCCTTCATTTGAAGAAGTTATTAAACGTATCAAACAACTTGATTCTGACTCTACAGTATATGTATCCGATATTGAAACATACTTACCAGAGTATGAAGTTGAAGCATATATTGAAGAACAAGAAGAAAACTTAAAAGTAGAAGAATATGACTCATAAAGAATTAAAACAATACGTAGCAAACAAACGCAAAGCTCAAGCAAAGCAATGGGCTATTGAAAAAAGAACATACGGCGAATGTACTCCACCAACTGTTGAAGAGTATGAAAAGTATCGCGATGTTATTATAACAGGTAAAAAATCATATAAAACTAAATTTGTACACAATAAATTATGGTCACAAAACTAAACAATACTGCAACATCATTATGGAATTTTGTAATTGACTTGCGAACAGGTAACCTGCATGACATCCAGCTAAGTGTAGATGATGCTCATGCTATACACGAAATCGTTCTTGCTAGCAAAGAAGTTGTGAAAGAAGAAACCGAAATACACAAATTGTTAAATAACATAGACGAACAGGTAATAAAATAACTTATGGCCCTAACTGAAAACGAAATTGAAAAGATCGCTAAGTCTATCTTTGATAAGCTCGTTAAGTATCAAGAAAAGTTTGAAAAACAGAATAATGAATTTATTGTGTCTGACGAATTTGGTAACAGCTCTATAGTATCTGAAAAAGAATACTTACAATTTGAAATAAGTAAGTTAAGAGATATTGAAAAGCAACACGTACAAAACGAGCAATTTGAAAAAGCTGAAGAAATAAAAAATAAAATAATTAAATTAAAACAAAAACTATATGGAATTTAATGTAATGTTAGCTAAGCCGGCTGAAACTAATCCTGATTACCGAAACGGTAAAGCCATGATGATTCAACCTAAGCTTGACGGTGTACGGTGCTATATAACGCGTTCTGGTGCATACTCACGCAATCATAAAACGTTTTATAACGTAAAGCATATCTTAACCGAATTAAAGCCTTTATTTGCCGATAATCCAAATCTTGTACTCGACGGCGAATTATACAACCACAAATTCAAAAACAACTTTAATAAAATCATTTCTCTTGTACGTAAACAAAAACCAACTCAAGCCGATAAATTTGAATCCGCTTCTTATCTTCAGTTCCACTGTTATGATATGTTTGATTATAATGCCACGAGCCTTTCATTTATTGAGCGCACACTTCTTATTACAGATCTTAAATCAAAATATAAACTAAAGTTTACACAAGAAGTTGAAACTAAAGTAGTATACGACAATAGCTCTCAAAGCGAGTATCATAACCATAATAAATCACTTGGCTATGAAGGTTCTATCTTACGTACACCTGGCTCAGCATACGATCAACGTCGTTCTAATCACTTACAAAAAGTAAAAGACTGGTCTGATACCGAAGCTACTATTACAGGCTTTGTTGAAGGTAAGGGTAAGTTTGCTAACGGTCTTGGTAAGCTACTAGGTATCGATGCTGATGGTCGCGCTGTTGAAATCCCTTGGCCTACTATGACTATCCCTGATCGTCAAGGCTTCTGGCATAATCGTGCATTGTATATCGGTAAACAAGTTACATTCGAATACTTTGAGCGTACACCATCTGGTGCATACCGTTTCCCTCGTGCTAAAGTAATTCGTAATTATGAATGAAGAATACAAATCAAAGCTAATGTACAACGCTACAACTTTGGTTGAAGCTAAAGTAATAAGTAAAAAACAATTTAAACGAATAGTAGAAAAAATAATAGATTTATACAAATGAACGAATTAATAATTGAAGACCCAAAGTGGGGCACACAAAAATATAAGATAAACGCCACCACTGCTATACACGTTCAAGAAAAAACAATCAACGAAATACTTAAATACTTTCCACGTGCCGATTGGCATATAAACGAACTATACTAATGAAAGCAATTAAATTATATAAACACTTAGTTTCTACTAATTATTCTAACATTAAAACAAAAAGTGATGATTTTAGGAAGATTAAAAAACAAAAAAACAAAACACGTAAACGCAGTTAGGGATCATATTTTTTATTTGCATCGCAAAATGTCAACTGAATCAATTCAGCTTGATGAGCTAAAAGGTAAACCTTTAAATGCAAAAGTAAAAGAAATCCAAGCGATCAGTAAGCGCATGAAACAATATCAAAGATATTTAAATCTCGTATTACTGTGACGATAGCAAATTAATATAATATAGTAGCAGGCTAATGTCGCATAGAAAACTCGAATATTTTAATCGAAGACGCATCATATATAGACGCGAACCAATAACTGACACCCCTTCTGAATCATTTAGCTGGGGTGACTTTTATGAGGATGGTACGTATGAATGTTATGATCTCTTTAGAAGTAAAGCTAAGATAACATCTTATCGGTCTTTCAAATGGCATTTGCTAGTTATATGGTATTTAAATCCTAAATTAACTTACGATGAAATTACAGAGTTAGCACGATACATATCGGATAAAGATAATGGGTTTACCACTATTCAGCTAACCGATCAAAGTGTTGTATACATGGTTGATGAAGTATTTGAAAAAGACCTTGAAGAACCACCTAAGAATAAGATAAGAAAAATAATATTCAAAGAATTCTCTGGTCTTGAAACTTCAGAAAAGCTAAGTATTGTAGGTAAGCTTATAGGTCGTAAAAAACTTGCTGAACCTCCTGATATATACGAAGCAATGCTATACATACACGATGACCACAAAAAAATAACAATATCTAAAATAGCAAATGTACTTAATGTATCTACAAGAACTATATACAGAAACATAACAAAAGAAATTAAAACAGAAAAAGCAATATTAAATGAAGAAGTATAATATTCAAAACTATATCAGATATAAAAAAGACGTTGAGTCTTATCTTGGTATAGACAACTCTAATACAGTTGAAACGGGCGACACCAGACAAGACATTATAATTACTCACTTGCCTTTAGTTGAAACTATTGCACGGAAGTTTTCAACCTCAGACCAAGCATCGGGTGTAATGTCTATTAATGACCTTATTCAAGAAGGTTCAATTGGTTTAATTGCAGCTGTAGATAAAATTGATTGGTCTTTAATAACGGACTCTGATCACCCTGAAAGAACACTCAATAGTTTCCTATCAAAACGAATTAAAGGCGCGATACGCAGGGCTATTGATATCAACAGGGGCAACATACGGATACCTGAGCATAAGTTAAATGATATGCGTAAGAATTCTGAAGCTGAAAAGAAAACAGTTGAAATGTTTTTTAACAGTATATTCTATTCATTAGATATTACTGATCAGGACAATAATTCATTTTATGAAATACCTGACACTTCAAAAGAATACAATATAGATATTATGAATAAGTATCTATTATCTATTATGGAATCTAATTTAAATATAAAAGAATATGATGTTTTAAGAATGAGCTATGGTCTTGACTGCGATAAAATGTCAGCCAAAGCAATAGGCAGACAAATTAGAAATCAAAGGAACAGCTTCATATGTGCGAATATCGCAGATAAAACGCGATGCTATTAACAAATTAATAGACAACACAGATCCAGCGCAAGTGGTTGATTTCCTGTAAGTTTAGTATAAACCATGTAATATATATAGTATGACAATTCACGAGAAATTAAATTTAATCCAAATCGAATTTAAAGCGAAAAAGTCACGTTTTAATTCGTTCGGCAAATACAACTTCCGATCTGCCGAAGACATCCTTGAAGCACTTAAGCCCGTAAATAAAAAGAACGGAGTTTATTTCACAGTTAACGAAGAGTTGATTGAAACAAATCCTATGCCTATTATTAAAGCTACAGCTACTGTATTTGATGCAGACGGCGCAAACTTTATAGCAGCTGACGCAATTGTAGGTGTTGATTTGAATCAGAAAGGTATGCAGGTACCTCAGCAATTTGGTAGCGCTTCAAGTTACGCAAAGAAGTATGCACTAGGCAACTTATTACTTATTGACGACACCCACGATTCTGACGCCACAAACACGCATGGTAAAACAAAACCTAAGCTGCGTAAAGGTTCAGATCAATGGGCTAAAGCATTACAGTATTTAAGTTCCGGTGGATCTACTGCGACTATTGTCGATAAATACGATATATCCATTGAGGATAAGTCTGAACTGAAATCTTATGAAGTACGAACAACAAATTCAAAAGCTTAAAGAAGATCAACATTACTACGGTAAATTTGGTAATCAATACTTAAGCAATTCAGACATTTCCGTATTACTTTCTAATCCACTCGACTTTAAAAAACCCAGCAAACAGATTCCCGCTTTTTTAGTAGGAGGTTATTTTCATACTTGTATCCTTGAACCGGATAAGCTTTCAAAGTATAAGATAATTGATGCCTCAACTAGAAATACCAAACATTATAAAGAAATGTCTGGTGGGGAATTGTGCTTGCTGCAACACGAAGTTGATCAGATTGAATTGATGCGAGACAAGATGTTATCCAATGAAGTTTTAAGAGACTTGATTGTTGGAGATAACGTTGAGTATGAAAAACCTGGTATAACAGAAATTGAAAACAACTTATGGAAAGGTAAAGCCGACATCATAAACCACAATGAAAAATTAATAATTGATCTGAAAACTACAAATGATATTTCTTCATTTAGGTACAGCGCTAAGCGATATAATTACGACAGCCAAGCGTATGTATACAGAAAGTTATTTAACTATGATCTTATATTTATAGTCATAGATAAAAACTCTCACCAGATAGGATTATATGATTGCTCAGACAGGTTTTATGAGAACGGCCTTGACAAAGTTAAAAAAGCAACAGAAGTATATGAGCTATTCTATAAAAACGATAATTTTAAACCTGAAAACTATTTTATTAACCAAACACTTTAAACCAATGGCACGAACAAGAACATGCACAGTAACCGGAATCAAAACCAAATCAACAAATTTTTATTCTAATCAAACCCATGTAAAAGCAGTCGATAATATTCGCAGATTGACTGGCGCTAACAAAGACCAATTGCGAAGAATGTTTAACCAAATTAACTCATACTAAATGGCTGGAATTGTAAAAACAAGTATTAACTTAGCTAACATCCCTAAAGATAAAATTATTGATGGGAAGAAAGGAAAGTACTTACCAATCACAATTACTATCAACGACGAGGTTGATCAGTTTGGCAATCAAGGGCCTGTGATTGTTTCTCAAAGCAAAGACGAAAGAGATGCTAAGACAGAAAAAGTATATCTTGGCAATGTACAAGTGGCATGGACTAATGGAGCATTTCCAAATCCAGCACCACGAGATGGGCAACCATTACAAACCACTAATCAACCACCTAAACCAGTTGAGGATGATTTACCATTTTAAAGACACTGACAGTTGGGTAACAGATCATCCTGATGAGGGTACAATAGAAGACTAAATGCAAATAAACAATACGGAGATTAACGGCTTCTTAATTGAGCAGTTCAACCAGTATGATTTACAAGTGGGCAAGCCTGAAGGGGTTTGTCCACTTTGTTCTTCTGATAGGAGATCAGAAAACCAGAAGAAGAAATGTGCATCATATGATTGGCAACGTGGTCTTGGTACTTGTCATAATTGTAATCAAACATTTCAATTACACACATACCAACAGCGTACAAGCGATAAGGTTTATATAAAACCTGAGCCAATCAAAGTTGAGGAACCTGGCAGTAATGTACAGGAGTGGTTTAAGTCACGTGGTATATCTAAAGAAACTTTATTAGCTTTAAAAGTTACTGAAGGTTCTGAATATATGCCACAGACTGGCCAAAACGAAAATGCTATACATTTTAATTATTTCGAGAACGGTGAACTAATAAACATAAAATACAGAGATGGTAGAAAAAAACTTTAAACTATACAAGGTGCAGAAAAGATTTTTTATAACATTGATAATATTGTTGGCTATGAATATTGTGTTATTGTTGAGGGCGAGATTGATGTACTTAGCTTATATGAAAGCGGGATCCACAATGTTGTATCTGTTCCAAACGGCGCTACGCTAAACAGTAACAACCTTGATTATCTTGATAACTGTATTGATTACTTCGCAGATAAACAAAAAGTAATTGTAGCAGTAGATCAAGACGAGCCTGGTCAGGCCTTACAACGAGAGTTAATAAGAAGACTGGGTGCAGAAGTTTGTTATATAGCTTCATTTGAAGATTGTAAAGACGCTAACGAATATTTATTAAAGTATGGACAGGAAAGATTGGCACAGTGTATTACCCAAGCAAAGCCAGTCCCTTTGGAGAATGTTACTACATTCAAAGACGTGGAAGCTGAAGTTGAAGATTTTGTTCAGAATGGCTTCAAACCTGGTTATCAGGTTGGGTTACATAATTTCGACTCTATTTTCTCTACTTACACTGGCCAGTTTATTACTGTTACTGGTATACCTAGTTCTGGTAAAAGTGATTTTGTAGATCAAATGATTGTAGGCTATAATAAAAACTATGGCTGGAAAACTGCTTATGCTTCTCCCGAAAATCAACCTATATATTTACATGCGCACAAATTAATGCGCAAAGTATGGGAAGGGATGCCAAACAAGTCTGAATTAGGATCAGCTAAATGGCAACAAGTGGCTGGTCACGTTAATGAAAACTATTACTTCATTGACATGGACAGATATACACTTGATTCGGTATTAAGAAAAGGTGCTGAGCTAGTAAAAAGAAAAGGTATCAAATGCCTTGTTATCGACCCATTTAATAAAGTAAGAGACGCTAATGCTACAACAGCTGATGTCAACGCTTATACACTAGAATATTTACAGAAAATTGAAATGTTCGCTAAAAAGCATGACGTATTAGTTATTGTGGTAGCTCACCCTACTAAAATGTATAAAGACGCTAATGGTAAAATTGAAGAACCAACAATGTACAACATTAAAGGCGGCGGCGAGTGGTATGATGCTAGTTATCATGGTCTGCTTGTACATCGCGACTATGAAAATAGGACAGTTAAAGCAAAAGTACTTAAGGTAAAGTTTCAAAACCTAGGCGAGAACGGAGCAGAATCTCATTTTAGATGGGAGAAAAACTCTGGCAGCTTTATACCTATTGAAGATCCTACAATGCAGAATATAAATGAAAAAATGCCCTGGGAATGAGTTGGAAGAAAGCAAAACCAGCTTACTTACCAGACTACTCAGCTTCAGAAGAAGAAAATAAATGGCATACATATTGTATTGAAAATGGCATTATAATATCTCCAATGGGTATTAATGGTAACATAAAAGAATGGAAGATTGGTGTAGCATTTAGCGGCCGTCACAAGCAAGTGCATAAATCACCAACCGTATATACAAAGGATAACATATGGCAAGAAACTTTTTTAATGATGAAATATTATTATGATAAACATAGATGATGAGTACAAAGGATTATTATCATCAGTACTCCACGGTGGGGCTGATAAAGCAGATAGAACTGGAACTGGGACGAAAGCCGTCTTTGGAAGAATGCTTAGGCATGATATGGCAACGGGATTCCCTATATTAACAACTAAAAAAATATATTTTGAAAAAGCTGTTACAGAGTTATTATGGATTTTGTCGGGTTACACCGACTTGGCTTATCTTAACGAGCACGGCGTTAACTATTGGAATGCTGATTATAAGCGATCAGGTAGAACCGATGGCACATTGGGTCCCGTATATGGCAAGCAGTGGCGTGATTTTAACGGTGTTGATCAACTTAGAAAACTATTACTGGAGATACAAGCGAACCCAAATTCAAGACGCCTTATGGTTAGTGCTTGGAACCCGGCTGAGCTTGATGATATGGTTCTTCCTCCTTGTCACTATGGTTTTCAAGTGTACATTAATAATGGCAAAATAGATTTAATGTGGCAACAGCGTTCTGCTGATGTTTTTTTAGGATTACCATACGATTTTGTAATGTACGGTTTATTATTAGAGCTTATTGCAAAGGGCAACAACTTAGAGCCAGGCAGATTAATTGCAAGTCTAGGTGATTGTCATTTATATAACAATCATCTTGAACAAGCAAGGTTGCAATTAGAGCGAGAATCAAAACCATTACCAACTATTGATCTTGATTTTGGATTAAAGATTGAAGAGGGTGCCGGCAGCTTTTTGCTTATACCATCTAAAAATATGATTAAACTTAACAACTATGAGCACCACGAAGCAATCAGAGCCCCCCTCTCAGTTGGAGGAGGAGCCATGGTTTAAAAAGAATAATTATCCTTCAAAATGGCTTTCTGATAAAAGTAAAGAAATAATTAAAAAAATTATTCAAAATGACAAATAAAAAGTATTATATTTATCATATTCCAGAGCAAAAAATTGGCATGACGTGTGATTTATATAAACGCGTCCATAAACAGCAGGGATATAAACCAGGTGAATATGAGATACTATTTGAAACAAATGATGTTAATGAAGCATCTGAAGCTGAACTACTATTTCAAAAAGCATTTGGCTATAAACAAGATAGGCAATCTTATGTAAATTTAATTAAACAAAAACCAATGAAAATCAACCCAACAAACCAAACCTCAACATTTCCTTTTCCACTAGATAAACTGAAAGGTAATCTATATGATAATATTGGAACAAAATGGGAAACGTCTTTAGGTACTTTTGAAATAACCGAGAAAACAATATCTTGGATATTAGCTAACGCGAAAGAATCCATGTATAACGTCCGTAGAAGCTATATATACAATAAAGCTTTTTATGAAGCGTTTTTAAACGAAGAGCATACACTTTCTCAAAGCAGCGAAAAAAATATATTTGACAACATTAGAAGCTGGGCAGACAAAAGAGGTATATATGATGAAGGCGATGCTAAAACTCAACTAATAAAGTTATATGAAGAAGCAGGAGAATTGTCACAGTCTTTACTTAAAGAAGACAGAGAAGGCGTTATTGATGCTATTGGTGATAGCGTTGTTGTTCTTACTAACCTTGCTCACCTTGTAGGCACGGACATTGAAGAATGTATTGAATTTGCTTATAACGAAATATCTAATAGAACAGGCGAGATGAAGAATGGTACATTTGTAAAAACAACATTATAATGAGAGATAAGATAATTGAACAAGTAGTTAATAAAATAAAATCAAGATCTGATGTTGGGTATAAAAAGTATGGTGTTACACTGCACGAAGACGATCAAACATTAGACACCTGGCTTAATCACTTACAAGAAGAACTTATGGATGCTGTAAACTATTTAGAAAAAGCACGTATGGTACTTCGCGAAGAGATTGAAGAATGCTACATTAAAGACAAGCATTCGGCTTACCCAGGTGATATTGAAGTTACAATTGATAAATGAGAAAAAAACGAAGTAAAAAGCGAGGGCCTGTTGTAGCTAAGAAAGTTAGTTATGACGGGCACAACTTCGCCTCTGGATTAGAACGCTATATGTACATTGCCTTGAAGAAAGCAAAGATCAGGGCTAAGTACGAAGGTGAAACTTTTGTTTTAATGAATGGTTTCCATTTTGAAAATGAATCATACGAAAAGCAAGCAAACGGTAAAGGTGAGTTTATTAATAGAGGTAGCAAAAGAATACTGCCTATTAAATACACACCAGACTTCATTGGTGAAGACTTTATAATAGAATGTAAAGGTAGAGCTAATGAATCATTCCCAATGCGATGGAAGTTGTTTAAACTATTAGTTTCCCAGCAGTTCCCTAATTACACACTTTATAAACCACAAAATCAAAAAGAATGCGACAGGGTAGTAGAAATAATCAAGAGCAGCCGAAGCAGATAGCTCGAAGACATTACGCTTATCGTCAAATTGAAAAATGGATTAAGTGGTCTATAAGTAACAGAGGTTATATTAAATACAAAGAAGTTGTAGAGATACACGATAAACACGGAATTAAATGTTATGGCTAAAGCAGTATATACACATGTAAGAAACAAAAAGGTAAAAAGAAAAGGTGTGCACGCTAAAAGCAAAGCATCTAGTTTAAAATCTTCTAAAAATTATTTTAAAAAATATAAAGGACAAGGCCGATGAATAACTGGAACTTAAGTATTGGATTATATCCTGGTATATTATTTGGTGTTAGATCATATTATGAAAAAGATTTTGCTCAACACGTTTTATATTTACCTTTTATAGATTTATGTTTAGAAATAGAAAATTAATATATGGGATTATTTGATGAAAGAATACCTTACAAACCCTTCGAGTACCCGGAGTACTATACTGAAGGATGGCTTAAACAAGCTCAAGCGTTCTGGTTGCATACCGAAATACCTATGTCAGGTGACGTTAAGGATTGGAACGAAAAACTAACAGAGTCTGAAAAGAACTTAGTCGGCAATATTTTATTAGGCTTTGCTCAAACAGAATGTGCTGTATCAGATTACTGGACACAAAAAGTTGTTGGATGGTTTCCAAAACACGAAATACAACAAATGGCTATGATGTTTGGTAGCCAAGAAACTATTCACGCTGTTGCTTACAGTTATTTGAACGAAACTTTAGGATTAGAAAACTTTGAAGCATTCTTACACGAACCAACGACCAGCGAAAGATTTGATAACCTTGTCGCTTACTCTGGCAATGACCCTTCTGGGATTGGCAGGAGTCTCGCTATTTTCTCTGCATTTGCAGAAGGCGTATCTCTCTATTCCGCTTTTGCTGTGCTATACAGCTTTCAGTTGCGTAATTTGCTTAAGGGTATTGGCCAACAAATGAAGTGGTCCGTAAGAGACGAATCGTTGCATAGTAAAATGGGCTGTCAATTATTTAGACATATGTGTGAAGAGTCACCTAACCTATTAGAAGAATGCAGAGATGACGTTATCAAAGCAGCAGACACCATGCTACAGGCTGAAGAGCGATACATTGATAAGATGTTCGAGCAAGGAGATATTGAAAACCTTAAGGCCTACGACCTTAAACAATTTATTAGAAAAAGACTTAATGAAAAATTGTATGAGCTTGGATACGTCGACCTCGGGTTATACTTTGCTTTTGACGACAAAGCAGCATCAAACCTCGACTGGTTCTACCACCTTACAGGAGGACATACCCACACCGATTTTTTTGCTATTAGGCCTACTGATTATTCTAAGGCTAATGAAGGTGAAGATTTTGAAGATATTTGGTAATGAGGAAGTGTAATAAGTGTCATAAAGAAAAAAGTACGTCTAAGTTTAGATATGGCAAAAGAACATGCACAAAGTGTGAATACAGATTTAAACAAAGATTTTTAAGGACACTTGTAAAAGATAGGAAGTTATCAGCCACCGAAAGAATGGCTAATAGGTTAGGGTATATGGGGACAGCTTTCATTATGATGTCTCCATATCTTTTGGCCTACGGTAATATAGGTGCTATCACTTATATTATAGGCGGTATTGTTTCAACACCGCAGGTTTGGGTCGCTAAGCAATGGAATTTAGTGGCTGTCAATTTAAACGTAACAATAGGATACATTATTTATTTATACAATGCCTGATGAAAGAAAACAAATTAATAGAGATGTGGAACCGAATAGAGATACTCGGAGCAAACCAACAACAGATAATATCGGAAACACAAAACCTAAAAGACCTCTTAATTGGGACGCTAGAGACATTAAAGCGGACACCTGGCTATGAAGAAGCTTTAGAGAAATTGAAGGCTGATACAATAAAAGATTCTGATAATAAAGAAAAGTTAGAGAATGTGGAATAATGAATGGAAAAAAGGTGAAGACTACCCTGCGTGGGGCGACACCGAAGTATATAAGAAAACCATCACCGGTGGATATCTGCTGCAAGGTGAAACTCCTAGGGATGCATACAAGCGCGTCAGTGATGCTGTTGCAAGGCGTTTATACAAGCCAGAATTAGCTGAAAAGTTTTTCCAGTACATATGGGATGGATGGCTATGTTTGGCTTCTCCTGTGCTCTCTAATACAGGTACAGATAGAGGTTTACCTATTAGCTGTTTTGGCATTGATGTTGCAGACAGTGTGTACGATATTGGAAACAAAAATTTAGAAATGATGTTGCTAGCAAAACACGGTGGGGGTGTTGGCATCGGAGTTAATATGATTCGTCCCGCCGGATCTAAAATTACAGGTAATGGAACATCTGATGGAGTGGTCCCGTTTTGCAAAGTCTACGATTCAACTATACTCGCCACTAATCAAGGATCTGTCCGGAGAGGAGCTGCGTCAACTAATATCAATATTGATCACGCCGACTTTGAAGAGTGGTTGGAGACAAGGGAACCTAAAGGAGACGTCAATAGACAGTCACTTAATCTCCACCAGTGCGCTGTGGTCGGTGACAAGTTTATGCGAAGACTTGAAAACGGAGATAAAGACGCTAGAAGAAAGTGGTCAAGACTTCTCCAAAAGCGTAAAGCAACTGGAGAACCTTATATACTCTTTAAGGGAAATACAAACAAAGCTAACCCAGAAGCATATAAACAGAACGGGCTTAAAGTTCATATGACAAATATATGTAGTGAAATAACATTGCATACTGATGAGTCACATTCTTTTGTTTGCTGTTTATCTTCTGTAAATTTAGATAAATATGAAGAATGGAAAGATACAAATTTAATTTACGACGCAACGTGGTTTTTAGACGGTGTATTAGAAGAGTTTATCCAGAAAGCGAAGAATATGAAGGGCTTCGAGAACTCTGTACGCAGTGCCGAGAAGGGGCGTGCGCTTGGACTTGGCGTTCTAGGTTGGCATACTTATTTGCAAAAAAATGGTATAGCTTTCGAAAGTTTATTGGCGCAGTTTAAAACACGTGAAATATTTAGCAAGATTAAGATTGAAACAGAGCGAGCTTCTCGTGCTTTAGCAGAAGTATACGGTGAACCTTTATGGTGTGTTGGTACTGGTATGAGAAATACGCATACTAGAAGTATTGCACCTACAGTTTCAAACAGTAAGTTATCTGGAAATGTTTCACCTGGCATTGAGCCATGGGCAGCAAATGTGTTTACCGAGCAGTCAGCTAAAGGTACATTTATACGTAAAAATAAAGAACTTAAAAAAGTATTAAGAAAAATTGGGATCGATAATAAAGAAACTTGGGACAAGATTTTGGAGGATGGTGGATCCATTCAAGGAATTAAAGAACTCGATGGATGGTTTTATGATCATGCCGGAAAGCTCAACGAAGAAGAAGGAGAAGATTTAAAAAATGTATTTAAAACCTTTAAAGAAATAAATCAGTTAGAATTAATCAATCAAGCAGGTATAAGACAAGACTATGTTGATCAATCAGTAAGTCTTAATTTAGCGTTTCCTTCTGAGGCTGAGCCTAGATGGATAAATGCTGTACACATGGAAGCGTGGAAAAGAGGTGTTAAAACACTTTACTACATGCGAACAGAATCTGTTTTAAGAGGTGATATTGCTGCTAAAGCAATGAATCCTGATTGTTTAAGCTGTGATGGATAATATGGAAATAATTAAATTTTCCGCAGAATGGTGCGGACCGTGTAGAGTATACAAACCAGTGTTTGATAAATGGGCTGGCACATTGACCGATATAGATGTTAAAAGTGTAGACGTTGAAAAAGATAATGAGCTAGCTATTAAATACGGTGTAAGAAGTATACCTTTAACAGTAGCAGTCAACGGCGATAAAGTGCATCGCTTAGAAGGCAGGAAATCTAAAAAAGAACTCGACGATTGGCTGAGTGATATAATGTAAAAAATAAAAGGGGCTTTGC